ATCTAGTCCATCAGGAGGAAGTGATGGAGACATTTGGTTTAAATATTCATAGGAGTTTAAATGGCTAATACCTATGGCAAAGTTTCTGGAACATTTGAAGAGATAGACAACGCATACGGAAAAGTATCGGGCGTTTGGAAAGAAGCTGATGAAATTTACGGTAAAGTTTCAGGTGTCTGGAAATTAGTCTTTAGTGCTTTTGAAGCAACTTCTTTTGCAACATTAAGTTCAGGTTCAGGAACATTTACAGTTCCTGCTCAAGCTAACGCAATACATATTCAAGCAGCAGTCGGTGGTGGTGGTGGTGCTATGATCGGAGCTTCTTATGATAAAGCAGGAGTTGAATCTGCAGGAGCAGGTGGTGGGTCTGGTGCATTTATATCAGATAAAGTTTTTAGTGTTACACAAGGTGAAACTATAAGTTATGCAATAGGTGGAGGTGGAGCTGCGCAAAATGCTAACTCTGCTAAATTTAGTGGTCCTGGTGCAAGTGGGGGAACAAGTTCAACTCTTTCTGGATCAAGTGCAGGATCTTTATTTACATTAAGTGCAGGTGGTGGAGGAAGTGCTTCAGGTGGAGGTGTTCAAGGTCCTGCAAGAAGCAACACAGCAGGGTCTGCTGGTTCAGCAACTATTAATGGTACAGCTATTACTTCAGGAACTTTTAGAGATTCAAATGGATCAACTGTAAATGTAACAAGTTTAACTAGTGGACCTGTTGGGACTTTTAATCAATCTGGTAATGGTGCTGTTGGAGGAAATAATGGTAACTGTGGTGGAGATAACTGTAGAATTGATGGTTCAACGGGTGGTGCTTCATATTCAGGAAATGTAAGTGGTGGAGCTGGAGCATCATCTTCAGGAACTGGTACTGTTGGAGGAACAGGTACTAGAGGATCTGGTGGTGGAGGTGGATCTGCTCAAGTTAGTTTACCTGGTGCTGGAAGTAGTGGTTTTGAAACTTACGGTGGATCTGGCGGTAACGGTGAAATTCAATATAGATTTTTAAGAATATCATAGTATAGTGCCTTATGGCAAATATATCTAAATGGTTTGGTTATCCAATATACATAACTAAATTAGAAAACTTTGAAGATATAAATAAAAAAATTGTACCCTTAATACTAAAAGATATTACTCCAACCAATTCTCAATATTCTAAAACAACAGATATAAAACCAAAAGAGTTACAATCAATTGATGATAACTTACATAAAGATAAAAGATTTAAAGAATTATATGTTGAATTATCTAAAGTAATACAAGGTTGTTTATCTGCACAAAAATATAATTTAGATTTATTTGAAATATATATAACTAAATCATGGGCAACCTTATCAATTAAAGAACAGCATATTGCTTACCATAGACATATGAGTAGCCATTTTAGTTTTGTCTATTACCCACAAGCGCATGAACAAGGAAACCTTTTTTTATTAGATGATGATGCACATAAAGTTGGACTAACAATACCTAAAAGAGATCCTTATTTTACAGAGTGGGATAACACTAATTATGGTAAAGCAGAATATCCTGCAGAAACAGGAAATGTAATTATATTTCCTTCAATGATGTTTCACGAAACAGGAAAGAATACAAAAGATATACCAAGACTATCTATATCAGGAGATATTATGTTGACTATGAAAGAAGGTATTAAATCTGAACATAATATACCTTCCCCTGCGACTTGGATGAAGCTCTAAAATGATGTAAAATAGCTGCATGGCTTTAACAAACGTAAGAATAGCACCAGGATTTAATAAAGCAGATACACCCTCAGGATCAGAAGGACAATGGATAGATGGTGATTTTGTAAGATTTAGATATGGTCAACCTGAAAAAATTGGTGGTTATACTGCGATTGGACAGGAAACTATTTCAGGACCCACACGGGCTCAACACACTTGGACAGATTTAGAAGGTAAAAGATACGCAGCACTCGGTACTTCAAAAGCTTTATACATTTATTACGAAGATAAATTTTATGATATTACTCCACTTGCAACAGCAATTACTGGAGCAACTTTTTCATCAACGCAAAATTCAAATGTGGTAACAGTTACTAAAGCTAGTCATTCTCTTGATGTTGGTGAGTATATTACATTTACTTCTGTATCATTACCAGGTGGTGGTGCAACAGGTTTTACAGTTGCTAACTTTCAAGATTTTACTTATGAAATATTAACAGTACCAACGACAAGCACATTTACAATTCAAATGAAATCTAATGAAACTGGCACAGGTATGTCTACTGCAGGTGTTGCTACTATTAATCCTTACGAAGAAATAGGGCCTACAATTCAAACTTATGGTTATGGTTGGGGTACAAGTACATGGGGTAGATTAACTTGGGGTTCAGGTTCTACAACTTCTTCAGTTGTTCTTGATCCTGGTACATGGTCATTGGATAACTTTGGTCAACAACTAATCGCAACTGTTAAGGATGGTAAAACTTTTGTATGGAATCCAGGTGTATCTAATCCTTTAGATGTAAGAGCAGCTGTTATGTCAAATGCACCAACAGCAACAAGATTAACTTTAGTATCGGATAGAGATAGACACCTTGTTCATTTTGGAACAGAAACAACAATTGGAGATCCAAATACGCAAGATCCAATGTTTATTAGATTTAGTGACCAGGAAAATTACAGTGTTTATCAACCTACTTCGGTTAATACAGCAGGTACTTTTAGATTGGATACAGGTAATAAAATTGTAGCTGCAGTTTCAGGTAAAGATTATAATTTAATTTTAACTGATCAAGCTGCTTATACTATGCAATTTGTTGGTCCTCCGTTTACTTTTTCAATAAGACAAGTAGGTTCTAACTGTGGATGTATAGGCCAACACGCAGTTGTTTACTCTGATGGTAGAGTTTATTGGATGGGCTCTGGAGGAGGATTCTTTGTATTTGATGGTACAGTTAAATTACTTCCGTCACTTGTAGAAGACTTTGTATTCACGACCACCGGATCAAACGTGGGTATTAATTATTCATCTAATGAAATTATTTATGCTTCACATAATTCTTTATTTAATGAAATCGTTTGGTTTTATCCTGCAGGAACACCTGCTGGAAGTCCTGCAACACAAAACAATAGAGCGGTAGTTTATAATTATGTAGAAAATACTTGGTCTACAATGACTTTGGCTAGAAGTTCGTACGCAGACGCAAGTACTTACGCAGTGCCATATGCTACTGAATATACGTCAACTAATACTCCAACAATATCTAATTTAAGTGGAGCAACTAATACATTTGGATCTTCATTATATTATGCACATGAAGTAGGAAATAATGAAGTAGCACTAAATGGAACTACAACAGCGATCCCCGCTTATATACAATCGGGTGATTTTGATTTACCAACAGATGGAGATGGTGAATATTTATTAAGAGTAAGCAGATTTTTACCCGACTTTAAAAACTTACAAGGAAATGCTGTGGTTACTATATTTCTAAAAAATTTTCCTGTTGATGCTGGAACTTCTTCAAAGTTGGGACCTTTTACTATAAACTCAACCACACAAAAAATAAATACAAGAGCTCGAGGAAGACTTGCAAATATTAAAATACAAAATACTGCTGTTAATGAAACTTGGAGATTTGGTACATTTAGAGCAGATGTAAATCAAGACGGAAGAAGATAATGGCTAAAATTAATGTATATGTTCCGGAGCCTCCTCAAGAATATACAGTAGAAGGTTTTAGACAAATAAACCAGGGTTTAGCAACTATTGAAAATCAATTGAATACTTCTTTTCAACAAGACTTGAAAAATGAACAAGATTCGTTTAATTACTTTATGCAATGACAATTAGATATAAAAGTACAACATTTGATTTAACAAGTACTAATGTAACTGATGTTTTAAGTTGTCCAGCTGATGCAACTATTATTATAAAATCTGTACAAGCAAGCCACAAAGCAGCATCTAATGTTGATGTAGATCTTTATTTACAAAAATCTGGTGGCTCGGCTGTAGAGATTAGTCATGCACAATTAAATAAAACTTTTACAAATATGATAACCTCAAGTTTAAATATGGAATCGAACGATGTACTTAAAATAGAAGCAGGAAGTGCAAACACAATTACTGGTTCCATTAGTTATGCGCTCATAGACAGATCACAGGAAAATGGCTAGAAAATTTAAAGACTTTGTTGAAAGAGATCAACCAAGAAAAAGACCTAGAACACATTGTAAAAGCCCTAATAAGAAAAAAAAGTTGCAACACAACAAAAAATATAATAGACAGGGTCGTAGACAAAAATGAGTGATCCTATTAAAATACCTGCAGAAGCAAAAGAAATTATTAAAAACAAAAGGACGGGAAAGGTATATGATAGTAAAAATCATTTTAATTCTGATGTTGCTGATCCCAATACTGACACTACTGTGGATGATTTTAGACAAGACCTCGAAATAACTGTAACAAGAGTAACATTAGGCGC